ATGTTCGCATGACCCACTGGGATACTTTATCATCCACGGTTCCGAACGGACCATTCTCTGCCAAGAAAAGGTGGCAGACAATCGAATCATGGTATTCCAAGCGAAGAAATCAGCTTCTAAATATACCTACACCGTTGAAATGAAATCCTTATCCGAAACCTTTACGATGCCTCCTAAAAAATTAGAAATTCGATTATCCTCTAAATTTAATGGATTTGGTTATCCTCTACTCGCCTGTGTTCCCCGCTTCCGTGAAGATATTCCTGTTATGGTCTTCTTTCGTGCCTTGGGTGTAACATCGGATATGGATGTTGCGCGTCTTGTTTGGGGCTCCGAAACGGATAAAAATGTACAGCTGTTGGCGGCTTCCTTTCGTGAATGTGCGGAAATTGGTATCTTTACCCAAAATGAAGCTATTGCCTATTTAACGAATCATCTTCAGTACGGTACGACGCAAGAAGATAAACAAGCGTATGTGAAACAGCTGTTAACGACCGAGTACTTACCGCATGTGCGATTTGCGGGCGAATCTATCATGCCGACTACGCATAATGCTCGAAAATGTATGTTAACTGCTTCAATGATTCGTCGTTTACTCTTGACGGATAAAGGTCAAATTCAGCTTGATGACCGTGATGCGTATCCAAATAAACGCGTAGTGACTACAGGTGCCTTATTAACCCACTTGTTCCGTCAACTCTTTCAAAAAGTGTGTAATGATACGCGTAACGAATTTGTACAAGAGGTCAATAATGATGCGTGGAAAAAAGGTGCGGATGGTCCCCGTCCAATGGAAATTCTTAACATTAACAATCTTTACAAAATTTTGAAACTGAGTACGATTGAAGGTAAACTTAAACAAGCTTTGGCTACGGGTAACTTTATGGTACAAGGATTAGGTACATCGAATTCGACTTCCTTATCGAATGCAACTAAAGTCGGTGTATCTCAAGTTCTTGCGCGTATGTCGTACACCAGCACATTAAGCCACCTGCGTCGTATTCAAACTCCTGTAGAAAAATCGGGTAAATTATTAGCACCCCGTAAACTACATGGTACGAGTTGGGGATTTGTTTGTCCGGTTGAAACTCCAGAAGGTCATTCTGTAGGTATCGTGAAAACCATGAGCTTGTTAACCAATGTATCTCAACATGTTCCGAGTAATACGGTATTACATTTCCTCCAAGATTGTACGGGGATTGAATGGTTACATACTCCGCAAGTATATACCGGAACAGCGATTACATTAAATGGGGTTATTGTTGGATATACAAAACAGCCGTTTGAACTAGTGAAATCCTTACGCGAAGCAAAACGTTCTTTCCGATTACACCCGCATGTGTCTATCGCATGGTATACTTTACTGAATATGATTATCATCGAAACAGACAGTGGACGATTAGTACGACCTGTATTTCGAGTAGGTGTTGATTATCCTCCGGCGGGATCAGACTGGACTACTTGGTTAAAAACATGTATCGAATATATTGATGCTTCTGAAACCGAAACATTGCGTATCGCCACTTCAAAAGATGAATGTACTCCTGAACATACTCACTATGAAATCCACCCAAGTTTATTGTTAGGTCATATGGCATCGAGTATTCCATTATCCGACCATAATCAGTCTCCTCGTAATACTTACCAATCGGCTATGGGTAAACAATCGATGTGTATTTATGCCGGTAACTATGCAAAACGGTTAGATAAAAATGGGTACATCTTATGTAGCTTAACCCGTCCGCTTGTAGAAACTCGAGCTATGAACATTCTTAAAATGCATGAAATGCCCTATGGTATGAATGCAATTGTAGCAATTGCTTGTTACGGAGGCTACAATCAAGAAGATTCGATTATTATGAACCGATCTTCGGTAAGTCGTGGTCTATTCCGAGGATTATACTATACCATGTATAAAGATGAAGAACATCGTAATGTAACCTCTGGTCGGGAAGAAAAATTTATGAAACCAAATAAACATAATACACGAAAATACAAAAATAGTTCTTATGCAGCTATCGGAGATAACGGTATCCCGATTATGAATACCGTTCTTCAAGAAAATGATGTTGTTATTGGTAAAGTGGTTAATCTTCGTAATGATACTGCCGGATATACTTACCGTGATGCGTCGACTACGCATAAAAATACGGAACCTTGTCGTATCGACGGAGTATGGCAAGACAAAAATTCGGATGGCTACCCCTTCATCAAAGTGCGTGTAGTATCTGAACGTGTACCGCAAATTGGGGATAAATTCAGTTCGCGTCATGGTCAAAAAGGTACGGTGGGTATGTTGCTTAACGAAGAAGATATGCCCTTCACATCTACAGGTCTTCGTCCGGACTTAATTATGAATCCCCATGCGGTTCCTTCGCGTATGACGATTGCGCAGTTGATGGAAAACATTTTCGGAAAAATATGTGTACAAAAAGGAACCTTAGGGGACGGAACGCCTTATAGTCACTTGAAAGTAGAAGAACTCAAAAAACATATGCTGGATTTAGGCATGCACTCGTACGGTAACGAAATGCTGTACAATGGTCAAACGGGTGAAATGATGCAGGCGGAAATCTTTATGGGTCCCACATTCTATCAACGCTTGAAACATATGGTGATTGATAAAAAACATAGCCGGGCTCGAGGACCAATTGTATCCTTAACTCGTCAACCTTGCGAAGGACGAGCCCGTGATGGAGGATTACGTGTAGGAGAAATGGAACGAGATTGTATGTTATGTCATGGTGCGGCGGCTTTTACAAAAGAACGGTTAATGGATGTATCCGATCCTTTTGAAACAGATATCTGTAAAACCTGCGGTACTTTAGCGATAGTGAATGAAAATGAAAGCATCTACTCGTGTGGAACTTGTGGAAACAAAACTGAATTTATTCGGAAAACGATTCCGTATGCGATGAAACTGTGGATGCAAGAACTGGAAGCGATGCATATTGTTCCTCGATTGCAGCTTGATTAGGTTCGGGTTCAGGTTCAGGAATAACGGGAAGTTCGACGGCTTGAATAGGTTCAGGTTCAGGTTCGGGTTCAGGAATAACGGGAAGTTCTATAGGTTCGGGGATAGTCATAACTGTGGGCACCTCAACAACCTGTACAACTTCTTCCGGTTTTTTCGTTACAGGAATAGCGGCTTGTTGCACTTTTTGACCAATAGTTCCTAAAAATCCTAGACGATTCATTACTATTAAACTCTACCTTTTTTTGTTTTCCGATTGCGGTATCTGTATTTTCGTGTTGTTTTGCGTTTACCTCCTACCTTTTCTATAATTTCATTATATTTCTTTACATATCCCTCTTTGATTTCCTTATCATAGACTCCACTGAGTTTATCAAGAACCATACTGTCCATTGATTTTTTATTTTTTGCATCTTCTTCTGCCACTCTACTTCCCATGACTCTTACCACATTTCTATCTACATAGCTTAATGGTTCTCGTTGTAATGTTTTATATAGGATGGCTCGTTGGGTTCTTTTTTGAGTATTCTCCATTCTATTAGATTTAAGGTAACATATTTTCAAGATCATTATCCGAGCGAGAAGGTTTTAAATTCATAGGAGGTGTGGCTAATCGAAAAGTGCGACGATAAGCTAACGCAATACCGCAAACACAACAAAGAATTAAACTACACATTGTTCCCGTAGCAAGAGCAGCATCTGTATCCATTTGATTATAAAACCCAAGCCTTCAGTAAGTCATTTATTATGAAAGCATATGTACTATACAATGTCATTGGATATCGTAATGGGCCCCATGTTTTCGGGAAAATCGACCTATGCACTGTCGTATATTCGTCGTCAACGGGCTATCGGTAAAATCGTTTTGGTCATTAAGCCCAATATTGATGTTCGGTATTCTGTAGATGAGGTGCTTGTTACACATGATAAGGAGCAGATACCCTGTAGTATATGGAATACAGATATTCGTCTTCAACTTACCGAAGCTTCAAAGCAAGCCGATTGTATTGTATTCGAGGAGGCCCAGTTTTTTCGAGGACTAGCCAATTTTGTTCAACAGTTGATTAACGAGGAGAACAAGAATGTACTTATCGTGGGGCTCGATGGGGATGCGTATCAGCGACCGTTTGGGGAAATATTTCAATGTATCCCGTGGGCTACCCATGTGACAAAACTGAACGCACTTTGTCGAATATGTAAAGATGGAACATTGGCCCCATATAGTCGACGAATGACGGAAAATCCTAATCAAATTGATGTAGGAGGCTCTGATAAATACGAAGCGGTTTGTCTACGGCATTTGCGGAATTAAATAAAGGCGCGCCGAGAACGGTCCATAAATTTTTTTGTTGACGCTTTACAAACAAATGGGTGGTGGTCTCTTACAACTCGTCAGCTACGGTGCTCAAGATATCTATATTTCGGGTAATCCTCAAATTACCTTCTGGAAAGTGTTATACAAACGACACACCAACTTCGCTATGGAATCCATCGAAGTAACCTTCAATGGTCAAGCCGACTTCAACAAACGTGTTACTGCGGTCATCAATCGTAATGCCGATTTAATGTACCGTACTTATGTTCAAGTCGTTTTACCTGCGGTTGATTTAGTCAATGGTTCTACCAACTTAAATCGTTTCCGTTGGTTAAACTACATCGGTCACCGATTAATCAAAGTTGTTGAATTAGAAATTGGTGGTCAACGCATTGACCGACAATATGGTGACTGGATGCAAATCTGGACCCAATTATCTCAAGATGTTGGTACTACTGCGGCCTTAGACGATATGATTGGTAATACCCACGATTTAGTCTTAATGAAAGATTCGAAAGGATACTCGTTAGATGCTTCTTGTGCGGGTGCTGAATTAACCAACTCTTGTGCTCCTCGTTCTGGTACTCCTGCCAAGACCTTATACATCCCTCTCCAATTCTGGTTCTGCAGAAACCCTGGTCTTGCTATCCCCTTAATCGCCTTACAATACCACGAAGTACGTATCAACGTTGAATTCGAACAATGGATCAACTGCTGCTACTACGAACAAACCTCTAGTACTGCTGTCTCCACTGCTATCCAAAGCTTGACTGCAGCTTCCTTGTACATCGATTACGTCTACTTGGATACTGAAGAACGTCGTA